ATCGGTTAATACTTCTCTTTTGCCTTTCAATGGGTTACCAGACTGAGCGCAGAACTGCTTTACATAGTCCATTGCCAACCCTTGAATCGTCCAATTAAAGTCCTTTAGCTCTTCACAATGGTGATCCATCGTAAGTTGTTGGCCGTGGGCTATTTGCCCTACCAGCGTACCCGCATGACTTTTGCGTTCCTGATCTACCACTAGCTTATCTAGGTAGTCATTAAGCGTACCCACCATGCTTTCAGATAGCTGCGCTTCCAACATAAAAACCGCTGGTAGTGTATGAAATGTATAGTGTTGCGGCTCCATTAGCTAGGAATCACATAGTCGTTGTTAACTACAGGTTCTTTAGGTGGGTTAGTAATAACAGAGTCATATTGACTTGCAAAAATCGCATCCCATTTAGCAGTTGGGCAAAGAGCTTCCAGTTCGCTTCTAGTCCAATCACCTTCAGCTTTGGCTGTAAAGTTAGTAGTGGTTGAACCGTCTGAGTTTACTTCACTAGCCTCAATGGTTTCGCGTTTATCACTTGTATAATAATCCGCTTCGCCCTCAGTACCCTGCTCGTACTTCATTGTAAGAATCCAACGAACAACCTTGCCACCTTCACTAGCAGGAATTGCTTCAATTAAACTTTTCTTTATAGCCATCTATAATTTCCTAATCTGGAATAACGTAACTAGTATTTTCAGTTCGTTCTTTCTCTGGGTTCGTGATAACTTGATCGTATTGCGCGTCAAAAACCTCATCCCAAATCGCGATTGGGCAAATTGCTATTATGTCTGCTTTCGACCAATCAGCCTCTGCCTTGGGAGTAAAGTTGTTAATAGTTTTGCTAGGTTTTTGCCTAACCGCAGGGATGTTTTTATGAAAAACATTAGAGTGGTAGTCAGCTTCTCCTTCAGTACCTTTTTCATATTTAAAGTCTATATACCAGCTAACCACCTTTCCTTCTTCATTAGTAGGAATTGCAGTAATTAATGTTTTTGTAACCGCCATTTCTAGCCTCCTTTAAGCGCAGCTATTTCAGACTTTAATGTAGTAACTTCAGCAGATAGCTCTTGCACTGCTTTGATTAAAGGATGAATAAACATCTCTTGCGATATTCCTTGAATCTTGTCATTTTTAGTTTCTGACCATCCTCCAAAATCTGTAATGTTATGTTTATCCAAAACAGCTTTAACTTCTTGAGCAATTAATCCGTATAGTTTTTCAGGATGCTCTGCTTCAGTTAAATCCGCATCATAATCAGGCAAAGATTTATCGAGTTCGGCTCTAGCCTTCCACTTAAAAGTTACTGGTCGCAAATCATTGATAAACGCTAACCCACAATCAGTATTATCTTTTATTTCTTTTTTATATCTTTCGTCTGAAGCTCTTGTCCAAGAGGCGTTAGAAGTAAACTGATTGTATACCCTGTCAGATCCGTTACCTTTTCCAAATACAACATAATTAGCACCAATCCCTGACAAGTCGTAACCTATTACAATTTCATGATTACTATCGGCTGCTTGCAAATTACCGTTAATCCCAACAATTACATTGTTGTAACCTGTGGTAGCACTGTCTCCTGCATCATTTCCAATATATGTATTGTTATACCCAGTTGAGTTATTTTCTCCTGCTTCTGATCCAATAAACGTGTTACCACTGTTCGTATTAACTGCACCAGCCTCGAAACCAATTGCAGTTACACCCCCGCCAGTTGCGTGAGAGCTTCCAGCAAGTGCGCCAACAATTGTACAAGAACTTGATGTAGTTATTGCGTCACCCGCAGATTTTCCTATGACCACTGTTTGAGTAGCCGTGGTTATGGCTGAAGATGCCCCTACCCCAATCGCAACGTGTTCGCCGCCCGTAGTAGATGCTCCAGTAAGAGCTTCGTATCCGATGGCGACTGAGTTATTTCCAGCAGTCGCTCCATCACCTGCGTAATTTCCGATGAAGATGTTCTGTGTCCCAGTTGCCATGGAAAGACCCGCACTGAGTCCAATTCCCATGTTGTGATTAAAATTATTCGCGCTCCCTAAAGCGTTGTTTCCGATTGCTATATTAGAGCTACCTGTACTATTTCCATCAAGAGCGCGAAACCCGATTGCAACGCTGCTGCTTCCTGTAGTCAGGTCGTGACCAGCTTCGTATCCGAGGGCCGTGTTGCCTTCGCCCGTAGTATTTGCCTTTAATGCTTCAAAGCCGAGAGCCGTTGGATAAAGGCCAGAAGTATTCGCGGCCAAAGCTGCGTGTCCAATAGCTGTTGCTCCCGCCGCTGTGCTGTTTTCTAAAGCACTTGCTCCGACTGCAACGCTATAAGAGCTTGTTGTTACAGAATCTAAAGCTCTTCGGCCCATGGCCACATTATAGCTTCCGGTGGTTATCGAGTCTCCCGCTCTGTAGCCAGAAACACTGTTGTAACTCCCCGTGGTCACTTGTTCTAGGGATTCTGCCCCGACTGCGGCGTTTTCTGCGCCTGTCGTTACAGATTTGAGCGATGACCATCCGATTGCGGCATTGCTTGAGCAAGTCGATCCTGTAGATGGCCCTTGTAGGGCATCTTTTCCAAAAGCTACATTGTTTGTTCCAGTAGTTAAATAGTAACCTGCATTTGAGCCCCCAATAGTATTGGAACCTCCAGTAATACTATACCCAGCAGATTGTCCCAAAAAAGTATTGTGGTCTGCCGTAGACATTGAAGCTCCAGCTTCAGAACCAAGAGCTGTGTTTGATCCTCCTGTACTTGTCGCCCCACCCGCATTGTCACCAACAAACGTATTGTCAGACCCAGTAGTCAACGCATCACCAGCGTTCTCACCAATAGCCACGTTATCTGTACCTGTTGTCAGACCTGTACCAAAAGCACCGCTACCGAGACCTACGTTGCCTGTACCGCCTAATACGTCGAGTACATCTGTAACCGCTGCACCTGATCCTGCACCATCCGTAGCCACCATGCGGATACCGCCGTTTGGTATGACCACATTTGCGCCTGTTCCTGCGGTTAATGTGACTGTATCACCAGCAGAGTTTTGAATTATCCATACGTTAGAAAGAGTATTTGGAGCCAGGGTAACTGTACAAGCCTGGGAAAGAGATCCTGTCAGAGTAAGAGCCAAAGAGCGAAATGCATCACTAGCACCGTCAGCCATCGTAATGGTTGCTGTACTAGCGTCCGAAAGAGCCTCGCTTGCTGCCCCAAACTTTTCAGCGATTAGCTCCAAATTAGTATTTGTACTTGTTCCCCAAGTTCCAGATTCATCGCCAG